CCGATCCCTCCCTAAAGGTGCTCACCCAAGAAGTTGTGGAAGGCGTCCCGTATGCGCTCCACCGTGTCCAAGTCATACATGGGCTTGCCGTTCATCCTCGGGCTTTCGTGGATTACAAGCTTGCGCAGGTAGGCGTCGAAGACGCGCGCGCCCTTGCTTACCTCGACGGCGGTCGCATGGAGCTTGACCTCATCCTCGGTGTAGGCGTGGAAGGTGGCCAACGGCTTGGGGTCACTCATCTAGCTTAACTCGTACGTGTGGTCTCCAATCCTCAACAGCGCATCCTTTATATTTTTGAGGTGCAAGTTAACGGAATTGAGGTCGCAATAATCAGACATTTCTTGAATCTCACTCCAATCGGACACCGGAATCTGGTATGCGTCGCCATTGCTCATCTTGACCCGCAATTGCGTCTTGTCTTCAACGTCATCCTCAATCGAAGATATATGGTTCACGTTCAGCGTAAGTGTACCTTCCTTTAGTTCTACTAGCATCTTAGTCTCCTTTTGGGTTAATGGGTTTCATCCTCATCGTCAGGCAGGGTCTGCGAACATTCGCATAGGTCGGATGCGGATTTGGTCTCGGGGCCATAGAACCACTTTCCGCACTCCGCGCATTGAATCCACGTCCAGCGAACCGTGTCGTCGTCAGTCATTGTCCTTTCCTCCATTCAAACGGGTAATCGAAGTTGTTGTTCTCGGGGTCGTCCCATAAATATGCCAAGCCCAAGCAAGTCAGGGTCTCGGCGGATTCCGGTATAACACGAAGATCAGGGCCATCCCGATCACCGCTGCCCAAAACAGGTAAGTCACGTATTCCATCCGTCCGGTCTCCACTTGGTTTCGTCTTCTCTGGTGTCTGGTCTTTTCTCATAAGTCTGCATGATCGCTCCCGCCTTGATCGCCTTGCGCTCGGAGCGGAGTCGCCGTAAACGGCGCAAGCGCTCGATGCGCCGGAACAAGCGGTGAAAAGGGTTCTTCATTCATGGAATCCGCCGTTTTCATATACGCTCCAGGCGTCCTTCCAGACCTCGTACTTGGCGCGACTGTCGCCGAAGGATGGACTCAGGTAGAGCGATCTCGCGCCCTCCAGGCGCCTTATGGGGATGTGGTAGAATACGTCGGCGGGAACGACGTATGCAGCCAATACGTCGACCAAATCGGGATCAAGGGGCGCTTTCGTCTTGCCGCACCCGGCCAGCAGGCGGTGAGCCTTGCTTCCCTTCGCCCGGTAGCTGGTGCCCTTGACCTGTACCCGAATCTTCGTTCCCTCGCCGTTCACCACCATGACGTCGTAAGGCAAATAGTCGCCCTCGGGGACCAACACGTCCAAGCCGCGCTTCAGCGCCTCGCTCTTAAAACGCGCCTCGTGGCTGGTTCCCTCGCGCTTTACGTTAATAGCCATCGTCGTCCTCCTCGTCCCCGATTGGGAAGTCCGCCTCGAACTCGACGTCGGGCGCATCGCAGAAGTCGTTGATTACCGTGCTTATCACTTCCAGTACCGCAGTCGGGCCAAGGTCGCTCTCCTCAAGCCAGCGGTTGAGGACGACGTTAAGCTCACGTCGAAGTTGCTCGCGTGGCCCCATCACCATTGCCCGAAGTCCGTTTGCTTGGGAACCCGCCGCGCCTTGCGGGTGCGTACCTTCTTCCCGTTGAAATACTTTACTTGCGTGCTCCCCCAAAAACGAAGTACGGCCAAGTCGAACTTGCGCTTGTCGAGCACCGTCATCCTCGGGCCGGGACTCCAGGGAACCTCGTCCAGCCTGCGCTTGGCTTCACCCGCGATCCTCACGCAAATACTCCCCCAGAGTCTTAGGATAAGTCGTGCCCACGCCCAGTTCTTCCAGCTCCTCGGGGGTATAAGTCGCTTGCAGGCGCTTCAGGCGCCGCCCGATCCACTCGGCCACGTTTACGGTGACGGCGTTGCCGCAGGCGCGGTATCTGGGACCGTCCGCCTGCTTGACCACCTTGCCCGTAGCCTTCCATTCGTTGCCTTCGAGTTCCAGTTCCATCTTCTCCAAGGTCCAGTCGTCGGGGAAGCCTTGAAGGCGTTCGCATTCGCGACAAGTCAGGCGGCGCACGGTGAGGTTGCTCGCCACCCCCACGCCTTCCCCGCCTTGCTGCGAGCGCAGGGTTACCGAGACGTCCTCGCTCGCCTTGGGGGTGGTGTCTCCGTTCCATGAGCAGACTACATTAGAGGGGCGACTAGGACGATTCTCACCCTCTGCTCGCAAGCACCCCGAATGCTCGCCTTCCTGCCAATAGCCTTGACCGGTCTCATACATCACCTTCGGCCCGCTCGCATTTGCTATCCCCGTGGCAGAGGTTACCGTGGCGGCGGTATCGCCCGTCTCCTCGCCGTTGTAGACGTCGCAGCCTTGGGCGATAATTTGTCCGCCTACTCCATGATTGCAGTTAAGCGTCGAAGCTTGGTTTACCAATGTTTCGGCGTTAGCTTGGTTTACCAATGTTTCGGCGTTAGCTTGGTCGCTTGCTCGGCATATTACGGTCTCGCTGCCCCCGCCTAGGTCTCCTCCTTGACTTCGGAGGGTTCCGACTCCTTCTTCGTATCCGCCGAAGCTACCCGGCGTAAAGCCGCCTCCAGCATCGGCGGGAGAGTCTTGCCCCGCTTCTCGGCTCGGCGCAGGATGCCGGCGCAGGCGCGACTGCTGAGAGAATATTTCTCCGGCGGCTCCCTCTCCAAAATGTCCGAAAGTCGCAGATATAAAGACCCGTCGACGTCGCTGGGGAGCGGCTCGCACGACTCGTCCGCAGGGGGAACGCCATCCCACGTGCTGAGTGTCGAGTACCGTCCATCCGACCTCACTAGCCCCGATGTCGAGTAACTCTCGGATGCACCCCGCAAAATCGAGGCCATTTCCGCTTGAGAAGATTCCGGGCACATTCTCAGCCAACGCGAGGAACCTACCTCCGCCAGTTCCTCCTCGCCGAATAGCTCGCTCTGCGAGTCCCTTGATGATTCTGCACGCCTCGAAGAACAATCCGCTTCTTTCACCTTCCAATCCTTTCCTTTTGCCGGCTACGCTCAAGTCCTGACAGGGGAAGCCGTACGTTATAAAATCGCAGTCGGGTAAGTCGTCCGCAGTAACCTTGCTCACGTCGCAGAACAACGGGACGTCCGGCCAACGGCGCTTCAGCACGCCGGCGGCGTTCTTGTCCCACTCCACTTGCGCCACGCACTCATGCCCGGCGCGTTCCATTCCTTCGTCAAACCCGCCCACCCCGGCGAATAATGAGATGAATTTCACTTGATCCCCTCCAAGACGTCCTGAACGTTACCGCACATTAAGTTGGTCAAAGCCTCCACCCGGCGCTCCACCAGAGCCTCGCGCTTCCTAACCTTCGCCAATTCGTCCTCCAAGTGTTTGAGGACGGCCTTAGCCTTGTCGCGAGTCTCTTGGGCCTCGTCGCGCGCTCGCTTTACCGCCCTCTTCAACTTACCTTCCACCCGACTGCGAGCAGCGGCATCGGCGTTCTCCATGTCCGCTCGCGCCTTACGAGTCAGTTCGCGAGCCTTCTCTAGGGCCATGTACCCTCGGTGCGCCTTGGCCGATGCCGACGAAAGCTTGGAGCCTACCGATTGCTCGCGCTTCTCAACTTCCTCCTCGCGCCTCTTCAGATTCTGCTCCCAATTCGCCGCCTGCATCAGCTTACGTGAGCGGCGCTCGCGCTTCTTCAGGTTCTCCTCCTTGAGCTTGAGGCTCTCCTCAAGCTCCGTCAGACGCTCCCGGCGCTCCTCTAGCCCAGCCTCCAATATGGACGCAGCATCTTCCCGTTTGAGCAACTCATGCTCGACGCCTCCCCCAAGCTTCTTTGCGGGTCTGCGATCAAAATTCCCAAAGGCGTAGAGGTCGTTACCCACCCTAACCATCGCATGTAGGGTGCCGTCGATCCGCTCTGTCCATGCGGTTACGTTGTCTCCCATTACTCCTTCAACTCCTCCAGCTTCTCCTTAGCCATCCGCCTCAACCATTCAGACGCCGAGAGGTCGGAAAGCATGGCGGCAATCCTAATCTCTCTACGCATTCGAGGGGTGACGGCGAACGCAAGGAGAACTCCCCTAGCATTCACCTTCTCCCCCTTGAACCCGGTAGCCGTGTAGTTCTTGGCTTTCATGCGTCCTGCAATTCCCCCCGTGGGTCATACTTTTTTAAGCTACGCCAAAGTTGGCAGGCCGCTTTGAAATCCTCCCATGCGGAGGCTAAGACTTCCGGAGCATACGAGCATACCTCGAACCTCCCCGGCTCCGTGGACGAAATGTAACAGTTAGCTCCGAAGACTCTCCCGTTCTTGATTGCTTCCGGCCCCCAATAGGTAGCGGCATAAGCTGCAATCTGGTGGACCTGAAAGTCGTAGGGCGTGACCTTCACCTTTTCCCTAGTCTTGCGAGTCTTCCAATCAATGACTCCGTTCTGTCCATCCGGCCCCGTGCAAACGATGTCCACCATACCCGCAAACCCGTGCCTCAGGTTCACCACCGTTTCCTCCCTTTCGATGAATCGAAGCTGCTTTTCCTGCTTCCATGCGAGGGCGGGTTGAACGTATGGGAGAAGCTCGTCCTCCACGGGATGCCCGTCGAAATACTTCTCAATGGCATCGTGGATTCTGGTCCCGAAGTCAGCCGCCTCTTCGACAGGCTCACTCTGCTTGATCAAGCACCTATCCGCAAACTGGTCGGAAGTCTCGCCTTCGATTCTCGGCAGGTCGAATGCGACCTCCGCCAGAGACTTCAGCTTCCAGCGATCCAGACCGGGTTTGGCGAAGATGTTGAGTATGGTCGTGACCGATGGGACGAGCTTCTGCTTCCTCGCATCCCTAAGAGTCGTATTTCGCTCATGCCCGTCTTTCGTCTGCTGAGTGTGGCGAGGGCTGCCCCCCGAAGTATACCAATGTCCTCCGGAGGGAGACTTCTTTCTTAATAGAAGAGCCACTTCAGAACGGGTTCGTCGGTGGAGGAGTCACCCCTGTTCCGGCGATGGTCGTTTGAGTCGAAGTCGAGAAAGGAACCGTTCCCTCCGTACTTGTCGCAGGCTGGGCCTGCGGCTGTGGTGAGTGGGCTAATGGATCGGAAGGAACGGTTGAAAAGGTTTGAGTTGGGGGAGGCCCGTCCACGGTGGCCCCCTGTACCAAAGCGGCGAAAGTTTCCTTCGGCGGCACTTGATCGGCGAGTTGAGCCATGACGGGTGAGACGGCCTGGACGTCGGCGTATTGACGACCTCTCTGGCTTGTCTTCTGGGTGATGGTCAAGGTGGCGGGTTGGCCCTCCATGACGCAGTAGTCCCATGAGCCGTCCATTACGGGAGGCTGGCCCAGCCAGCCCGTTAAGATGGCGACTAGCTTCGACTTCTCATGCCCTGAAATCTTCATCTCGGAAGTCTGGACGAGCATGGGCTGACCGAGGGCCATAATACCGAAGAGGAAGCGGGTGAGGTCTACCGTCTCGGTGACGGCTGGATTTTCGTAAGTAGGGCGGGTGACTCCCATAGAGTCCTTTACTCCGAGGCAAACCGCTAGGTGTTGTCCTGTTGGGGCGACGACGTCGCCGAGGTGCCAGCCCGTAATTGGTCCGTCCGTAGACGTGGATGCTGTTAATATAGCCATAGTATTATATCCGTAGTTAGTTAGTTAGTTAGTGAAAGATGGTGCCTGAGAATCAATAAAGCGTCACAGGTTTTTAGGGTGAGTCCCTTTATTCTCGGAAACAGCCGGGAGGCATGGTCTCGCAGGGCTTTCTTTCGAGGTTGGCCCTTCAGACCCTGCAAGCCCGGAAGTCCTTTTTGCCAAGCTTGCGGGCGGACGAGTTCCATAGGTATCTTGTTGGCTCGAATGGAGCCTCGTATGAACCCGTAACTATCGCCCAATTTGAAAGAGGTGGACGAGGGAATCATTTTCCCTGCGAAGGGCGGAACGAGTTCCACGACTGCGGTCAGGCTCGAGGCGTCCTCATGATTTGCTAGCCAAGAGAGGTACTCGAGCCACTCGGTTTCATCGGTCCACGGGTAAAGCTCGACTCGCTCGAGGCCGCCCCATTTTCCCGCCTCTTGCTCGAATGCCACCGCATACCCGCCGCTCATTCCGGGGTCTACTGCGAGAGTGATCCTCATGCGGCCTTCTCCACCGTCTCCGCGCGAAGCGCCAAGGTTGCCAGTAGTTCCTCCAGCGTGCCTTCCCACTCCCCGCCCTGAGTGTCCAGAGTAACTTTCCCATCGTCCTCTAGTCGGACGATCAAATTGCCTAAGTGAATTACTTTCATACCTCCATGTCGTTTTTATGTTCGATTAAATCCGCATAGTATTTCTCGGTAGTGGTCACCGAACTATGCCGCAAAGTTTTGCTGGCTGCGAAAATGCCGTGAGTGGTCGCCATCCTCGCTCCCAAGATTTTCCGCAGACGGTGGACGGGCTTCCTGTCCTCTATCCCCACTTCCTCCCGAAGGAACCCGACGAACTCCCGCTGGACGAGCTTCGGGCGATTCGCCCCCTGAACGATAAACTCGTTCGAGTCGTCTCCCTCATAGCTTTTCAAAAGATGGTAGACTCGCTTGGGGATTCCCGTCTTCTGCTTCTTTTTCGATTTCGTCCGCTCGAGGAAAACGTAGTGGTTGCCGGAAAGCTCGCGGAGGTCGGAAAACTTTGCCCGGAGGATCTCCGAGGATCGAAGACCGCATCCCATAGCCAAGAGGTAAATCTTGTGGAACTCCGGGTTCTCTTCGGGCAGGGCGTTGCACCGCTCGATTATTCGATCCACCTCCTCGGTGGAAGTGGAGAAAGGTTCGAGGACGGCCTGCTTCGGAGTGAAGGCTACGAAATGGGAAAAGGTCGAAGGCGGAATCCCCGCTCTTTCATATATGCGGACGGCGCGCTTGGAAAACATGGCGCGCGCCAAGCGCAAGACGTGGGGCGATCCGCCCGAACGCTCGTACCGCTCGGGAATCGAATAGCCGTCCTTCAGCGAGTTGAGAACGTTGATCGACTCGTCGTCGCCGATTCCGACGAAACCTAAAACGGTGTGCAACTGCTGAGAATACGTCAGGTAAGTCTTCGCCTGACCCGCCAGTTCGCCGGCATCGAGAGCTTCCTCGAGGAGTCCGAGAAGATCGGAAATCCATATGGCTCTCTTCGCTTCCCCCGCGATTGCCTGCTCCACCATTTTCGGGGCTACAAATTGCGCCTGCTCGGCCGGGACTGAGGCGTGAAGGATAAATTCTACTCCGGAGTGGACGAATCTTATCATGCACTTCCGGCCCTTCGGGGTTACTTGGAAGTTTGGGAGCATTAGAGACTCCCCCCCTTAGAATAGTCCGAAAAAATAGTGTAAAGGTGTATTTTACACTTATTGAACTTTTTTCTTTTTAACCTATGCATCTCTCGAAATTTTCATCGAGAGGCGCTGGCTTGGTACCGGGCCGGGGACTCGAACCCCGAACCAATTGATTAAGAGTTAACTGCTCGGTCCAAGTTAGCGTCTCTCATCGGTGGGCAGTTCTATGAAGAAAGATTGGCTTCGGTCAACTTTTTTTTCGTAAAGCCACCTATACGGGTTCCACCCTTATATTTATATAAGGGAAAAATGAAAGAAAATCGTCCAGCGGATAAAACGGGCGGGACGGTGGACTATCGTTTCGACTTTATGAAGCGATTTTTGGGCTTGGCGGCTTCAGTCTTCTTCCGCTCGTCTCGCGCTTTTTTCTGATCTAGTCGGTCCAGAGCAGCAATAAAGGCATCCCCCTGTTTATCCGACATTTGAGAGAAGATGCCATCGGGGTGACTGAAATTGTAGACTTCGGGTTTCTTATCTGGCATCTCGTATTTTCTCCATAGCTTGGTCGTAGGACATATTCAAGGCGTCTGCCTTATCTCCCTTGAGGAAGGACCAAATGTCCTTTTCAGGATACCAGAGAGTGGCCTGAAGGTCTGCCGGCGTCAAGTCATATCCCTTCTCCCTGAGCTTCGCCAAAGCCTTGTTGAAAGCCTGAACGATGACCGTACGTTCCTGTGGGGTAGGAATGTCAATGGGCTTCAGTTTCCCGCTGATGGAAGTGGCTGCATAGGCCCAGTACGGCTTCTCCGCCTGTATCTTAGCCTTCTCCGCCTCGGCTTTGGAAAGTCGAGCCGAAGCTTGCTTGGTTGGCCTTCCCGCTTTCTTCCTCCCCTGTAAATCCGCCTTGGCTTTCGTAACGCTTCTCCCCGCTGCCGCAAACCTCCGCTCCCATTCCTTGGACAGTCGCCCCGCCAGCTTGAAGACGGCATCGGCATTCGCAGCACCCTTCTCATGTTCGCCGAAGAGCCTCTCGAAAGTCTTATCCGAGATTTTGAAATTCATTTTGCCGTCCTTGGCGATTGATCCTGAAATCTTCAAGCCTCTCAGAAACTCAGGAAGCTCGAAGTCGGTCTTCCGCCTCCCCGTGTTTTTGCGGTGGGAATAAATCAACCTCCCGATTGCTTGTGGAGAAAGGCTGACGTCCACCGACCTACCCGTGAGCCTGCCGAAGGTCCGCCTCAACCACAGGTCAATGGTTACGGGATCGTAGTTGCCCTTGAGGTTCTGGAAAAAACCTTGTCCAATCTTCGGGCCGAAGACTGCGGAACCTTTCACTACGTCGTCCATTCTGCCGTCGATGGCAAACTTCTCGTCGCCAAAGAACTTTTTGCCGAACTGAGTTAACTCTCGGACGGTGTAATCTCTGTCGAGGAAACCGTGGAAGTCAGTCATCCCCGATTCCATCTTGTCGAATGCTCGCAAGTTCTTGGTGATGGCCGGAGCCTTGCCCCCGTGATCGATTTCGTAGTCGAATTTCCCGTGCTTGGCCTTGTACTCGTATTGGTAGACTGCGGCCTTGGCATTATCGAGGACGCGCATGTTCTGGCTGGTGATTGCCAACGCTCCGAGAAATCGGTCTTTCGCTTGTTTGGAAGTTTTGATTTCGGGAAAGATTTCTTCGGCGATGGACATGGCCCTCTCGACGGCAGTCGTGTACCAATCGACGGCGCTGCCCGTCCTCTGTAGAGCCGCCTCCCCTTCGCTCGCAACCATGTCAGCCAGCCAATCCAAGGTTTCGGGTCCGTAGTCGTAAGGATCGATAGGCTCGCCGTACCGCTCGACGTACTTCTCCTGAAAAAGCTTCGCTACCTCCTCATTGGACGGGGCCTGACCTCGTCGGTATCCTGCGGGGAAGCTTGGGGAGTCGCCGTCCCCCCAAGAAGAGACGGTATTGGGCGAGGCGTCCTCCGGGGCGGCAGGCATAAAGAGTTTGTCGGTAATCGTGACGTCGCCCTCGTCGAAGATGACGTAGTTGTAGTCGCCCTTGCCCTTGGCCCGTGACGCTCCTTCCAGGTACTTGATTCCGGGTATGCCTGCTTCGAGGAGGGCGGCGCTTGCGGCGGGATCGCCTTTGATAACTTGAGATAATCCGAGATAGAGATCAGCACCCTCCTCTTGGTACTTCCAATCCTCGCCTGAAATCCCTGACTCAAACCTATCTCGGAGAGTTGTCCCATAATGCTCTTGGTCAATTATCTCCTCCAACTTCTCCCTCACCCCCTTGGGTTGCTCGCTCAAGGGCTTATCCCATAGCAGATACTCGTTCTCCTTCGGGGCTAGTTTGACTTTGTAGAGACTGCCGGGAGGTCGTTCATAACTAATCTTTGCATCTTTCCATTCGTCAATCCTAGACAAAATCTTTGGGTCGGAGGTTAGTTTTTTGGCATAATATGCTTTGTTGTGCTTGAACTCTCCTGCCTGCTTTTCACCAATTTCCAAAAACTTAACTGCTTCTAATCCGACTGGATCAATTTCATCACCCCTTGCGATTATTTTACTACCCTTCTTAATTGTTAGGAGTTCTCCTTGGGACAACTCTTTCCGATAATGCTCCGCCACTTCCCTCTTCCCCGCAAAGTAAAGCCCATGCCCATAAGCCTGTGCGCCCTCGCCAGAACCGATCTGCGCCGACCGAAAACGACCTAATGGAGCGCCTTCCTCCGCCTTGAAAGTGTGCGGAGTCCCGTGGTAGGCCGCAGGCATGAACAGCCTGCCGGGGCTTCTGGGGTCATAGGCTCCTCTGGTCTCCCTCGGAGTCCCTCCCTGCCAGCCCTTGGGCGGGTCTGGGATCTCCCCGGTTCCTACCTTCGGAGTACCCGTCCTCTCGGCATCCTCGTTCCAGATTCTGGCAAATTCGGTTTCCTCGCGGGGAGTCTTGGCAAATGGAAGTGTCGTCTGTCCCTTCGGATCTTTCTTGAAGATTAGCTCGGGAGGAGTCGAATCCGATGGGGCTTTCTCGGCAGGCATATAGAGCCTGAGATTCTCGACGGCCTGCGGATTCTTCGGGAGGTCGAGGACGTGGGAGCCGAACTCCCTTGACCTCTCCAATGCGGGAATTTTCCTTAGATTCTCCCGCCTGACCTTCCCCCCGCCTATCTTCTTTGAAATCTTGTTTGCGATGGAGACGAGTTCGCGGTCATAGAATGCCTTCATTCCCTCGCCGCCGACCTTCAGGTCGAGGCCCTCTAGGTGGGCAAGGGGCATCTCTTCCCCTTGCTTTTTCTCAAGCTCTATCTTTTCCAAAGCTTTCTGGGCCGGCTCCTTCCCAATGTGATCCGCCAGCTTTTCCTTTGGGACTTTGGTGGCAAGCGTTCGGTACTCGCCGCCCATTTGATCTACGAGGCGAGCCGTGATTTCGTAAGTGCCATCGGGTTCGGGAAATACTTCGATGGCGACCACGCGCTGGCTCAAATCATACCTCGCCGCCTGCCCCTCGCCGTCCAGCCATGCGACACGGTCATAGCCGTTTTCGAGGGCTTCGCGGATTACCCGCTTGAGGCCGAGGGCGGGCCAGTTCTTCTTGAACGGGGCGTCTGGGACCAGAGTGGTATCTATGTAGTCTAGCCCTCCTTGGGCTTCAAGTTCTGCGACAATCTCCCCTCTCCTCCGATTCGCCCTTGGATTAGTTGACCCGTATTTCGCCAAATCTGCAAATTCCTGTCGCAGGGCATTCTTTTCCCTTTCGCTCAACCGATACCCATCCTTCCGCCCCTTCTGATGCCAGTCGGATTGCAGTTCCTCGATGAACAGAACCTTCTTGCCGTCCGCATCGATCCGGTCATTCAGGCGAAGGTGGAGGAGGACGTTTCCCTCGTTGAAGTGGGGGTCGTGGTAGACTTTGGATTCGGCTTCGGGTGACGGGACGTCGCGCCTCCCGGCATAATGCCAATCGGGGGGAGGCAACTTCACCAGCACCTCCCGGTAATTCGTCCCGCCGGGTTCTTGGTATTCGGAGAATTTAGTCATGGAGGAACTAGGGATAATCCGCCCTCCGGGCAAACGCCCTGATATGCCCCCCAGCACCTTCTCCTCCAGCCGGGGAGCGTTCGCATCGACGAAAGCATCCACCTCGGCCTTGGTCACGCTCTTGCGGTCCTTCAGCCAATCGATCAGGCCGATCTCGTCGGCGTATGCCCTGGCCCCGGCAGTCTTCCCCAGGGCCGCCTCGAGTTGGCCGCGACTGAACTTATCTTGCTTGATGCCCGGAAGGACGACGTCGCGGATGTTGTCCGACAGACCGAGGGGGCTTTCGGCAGGCATGAACCTGACGTCACGTCTCCTCTCGGACGGTCCCATCGCGCTCATTCTTTCGCTCGGCAGGGGTCTGCCGAACAGCCCGGAGACTCTCCCGAATGCTCGATCCTTCGTGAAAAACTGTCCCTCCCCCGCTTGGTCGGAAATCAGCTTTACTCGCTTCGCGTCGAAAATGGCGTAACCGTCCGGAAGCTTGTAGCCGTGCCACCCCGCTTCCCGTAGTAAGTTTTCATACGAAAAGACGTCTTCCGGGTTCCTCTCCAATTGGTAAACGACGTCCAGGTCGGGAGACTTCGGATCATCCTTTCGGATCGAGTCCGCCAGCATGGAAACATGCTCGATGGACGATGGATCGAATATGAACTCGGCGTTGGTCGCGAACTCCAGCGGCTTGACGCCGGGGGCCGATGCCTTCTGCTCCGCTATGGCGAGCTTTCTGTCGGGAGTGAGTTCTATCGTCCGGCTGGTCGAGTAGCGTTCTTCACCCTGCCGAGTCACTCCCTCGGCATAGTCGGGTTTCCGAATGGCGTCGAGGATGGCGCCGGGTTTGAATCCCGGTCGCCGGCCCGTACCCAACGGGCCACCGTAGTAAAGTTTTACCGGTACGAAAATTCCTTCCTTCTCGACGGCTAATGCGGGACTACCGTTATCCCCTTTAATCCATGCCTGAAAGTTCCCGGCCTTGAAACCGTTTTCAATCCAATCCTTCCTCGCCCTGGCGATGAGGAGCTTGTCGTCTTGAACGGCTTGCCGGAATTGCCTTCCGTACTTCGACGCCTTCCTCTGCTCGATGCTCTCGGCAGGCATGTAGAGTCTGCCGCCCTCCGTAAATTCCCCGCTGACGGGGACTTCGTGGTCGGAGGCCAGCTTGACGTTTTTCCCGTCGAATATGACGAGGCTCGTCTCCCTCTCGAAAAAGTCGGAGTCGTCGGCGAGACGCTTGGCGTATGCTTCCGGCGAGCCGTCCTCGCCACGGTACTGAGTCTCCCAGATACCGTCGAATCCTAGCGACTCCAGTTCCTTGGCGAAACTCAAGGCCGGGTCGCCCATGATTCCCTTATAGCTTAAAGTCGGGTCGGCTGCGACCTTTTTGCCCAAGGCCCGTTCCAGTTGCCGGCGATGACTTGGGTCGGCGGCGTTGAAAATCTTCTTGGCGCGGGTTACGAGGGCAAGAGGCTTTCGGCCTGCCGGAGAATACTCCATCGCGAACCATTCGTTGCGAGCCAGCCATACCGGCTTTTTCGGATCGAACGTCCAGCGGCCTTCCTCATCCGAAGTCGGTTTGAAGCCTTCGGTTTTTCGACTGCCTGCGGTGGGAGCTTCCCTGCCGACGTCGCCACCGTGGAAGAATACGAAAGGCTCGAACTTATCCCCGACTTTTACGGCTAGTTCGGGGGTCTGTTTTCCGCCCTTAGTCACCCACCTCTGGAATCTCGGAGCGGCGAATTTCCGACGCTCGAAATCCAACCTCGCATTCGAGGCGGGCATGAATAATTTCCCCTCGTTTTCGACGCCTAAGTCTCGGTAGGCTATCCGCTTCTTTTTCGCCATCGCCGCCCGATATGCTTCCGCCTCGGCGGGGCCGATTTTAGTCTTGGCGAGGAGAGCTTCCTCCTTTGGCGTCAATTTTAAGCTGATATCACCTTCGCCCTGCTTGTCTACTGGAGTTTTACCGGCTAACAGCGACTCCTCCAGGGCGACGTTCAGGGCATCGTTCATGGAAATTCCACGCTCCTTCGCCACCTCTTTCGCCCTAGCCTTAACTTCGGGGCTGGTTCGCAGTAGGATTTTCTCCGGTCGGCCCTTTGATTCGGCAGGCATGTAGAGCCTGTCGTGTGGGAGGTAGTTGTACTTGATGTTGTCCCAATTGAACCCGATGCCGACCTTGCCCGTGGGGAGAGGCGCGGCTAAAGACCCGACGTGATATGAGCGGTAGGAGTCCTGAAGCTTTCCATCCTCCAGCAATTGCCTGAGTTTTGGGTCTCGAATGGACGGGGCGGACTCCTTATGCCCCATCGCCGCCGTAACGATTTCGTTCTCGTATCTACCTTCCGGATTGATCCTCCCCTCCGGGTCTTCGGAAGCCCTCTCGGCAACCTCTCTAGCTCTACGAATGAAGGCGTCCGGGTCGCTGATTAAACCTTCCCTCACCAGCACCTCGATGTTGTTTCTGAGGTAGGCTTCGTCTATGGCCTGCAAATACAGGCCCGGAGTCTTCCCCTGAATCCCTCGTATCGCCAGCCCTACCGGCGACACTACCCTGACTTTCAGTTCATTGTTACTATACTTGCTGGGTTTCCCCGAACGGTAGTAGAAATTCAACTGGAGGCCGCTGGCGATTGCCTCCTCGAGGTCGTTCAGGGCGATGCGGATTGATCCGCGAGTGTCCAAACGCTCAAAGATTTTTCTCATTTCAGGAGTAAGTCGCTTCCCGTAAAGTTGCTTTTTTATCACCACCCAGCCACCCTCGGACTGTCCTTCGATTCGGTCGCGAATCTTCCGTAGTTCGTTGGTGATTTGCTTATTCCGAATGATGAATTTCCCGGCATCCTTCAGGCTTATGCCCTGCGCGCCGAATAACCTTTCCACGCCTTGATCGGCAGTCTCCCCTTTCTTCAACTCGACGGAGGTTCCCTTTTTCGCATGTTTCACTTTATCGACTGCGGCCCGTTCTCGCTGTTTAACGTAGTTTCGGAACAGCTTTCGGACGGTGGGAGACCTTTGAGCCATTGGGTTCCCCTTCTTGTTCCTTATGGTGATCGTAAGCGGGTTTCCGAGGTTATCCACTACGCCGAACAACGAAAGGATTTTACGACCGGATTCCACTACCTTCTGGCGGACTGACGGGTTAATGTGCCGGAACAAGTTCGGATCGTCCGCCATCATCATGGCAAATTGATCCGCCGCTATTTCATGAGCCAGCTTCTTGGCGTTGTCGCCGACCCCAATTCCGGGGTCGTCTGAGATCGAGGAATAGGCATCGGCGAAATCCTTCCCCTCTTGGTTGACGTCTACGTAGTCGATGGGGTTGCCGTCCCGGTCTTTCGTGAACGAAAAGCGATACGACTTCTCTCCGGGTTCCGCTTCGTACTCGGTTAGGATTGACCGGAGGAAAAACGGATCGTCCTTCGCGGCTTGCGCGGTAAAGGTGTGACCTAGTTCGTGGAAAAGGATTTCCATAGCCTCTATGGAGCCTTTTTTCATACTGCCGTCTCGGTTTACGTAGATTCGATAATTGGTCTCATCCCAGAAAGCGTTCTGAGGTTCCCTCGAGTTCGGATCGTCCTGGCGCTGTAATTCCAGCATAATCTTCTTATCCACAAAGGTGACCCCCGGCGCCCGGATTCCCGCTTCCTCCGACGTGGCAAAAGCGAGTCTGGCTTCGGGAGTCATCCCGCGAAAGTCCTTTAATTGGTCGGACGCCCACTTTGCCTCGAGATAGTTTATACTGGTGGCTTCTCTGGACGTCTGGGCCTTCCCTCCCACTTGTCCGGGTTGCCCGAACGGCATTACCCCACCCATAACCGCACCCGCTCCCACAGCTTGCCCAATGCCCTCGGCCCGCTCGCCGGATGCGTATGCAAGCGCGGCGTTCAACGTCCCTACCGAAACTCCATTGACGAGCATATTGAATGCGGCGTCACCCGCTCTGGTAAATCCCATCTTATGCGCAAGCAGGGCAAGTTTTCGCCGCCGGGGTGTTTCAGCTGTCCGGGCCAAACGCTCAAGAAACCTGACTTGTCCGGAAGGCTGCGACAGGGTGGACAATACCTTTTCCAAGCCTCTGCCCGTTTTGTTGGCGATGAGACCCGCGACCTCGACGGCGCCAAACGATGAAACAAAAGGCAGTCCCGCAATTGCTCCCGAAATCTGTCCGGCGATTAATGCTCCGCCAATATCCCTCTCCATGCCAAGTTCCTTTGCGACCCGTGAGGTGATGGTCCTGGGAAGCGCCGCTGCTTTTGCAGCCAGCCCTCCGGCTCGACCCCCCACACCCGCCAATTTGCCCGTTACCGCAGCCGTTCCCTTGATGGCCTTGCGGGTCACCGCAGCAGTACCTCTTGCGGGCATGGATACAATCTCCGCAGACTTGTCCAAGGCTTTGGAGAGCTTCGCGAGTCTGGCGCTTTTCGTTGCGGCGGCGGCAACCTTCAGGGTCGGCCCAGCTATGGGAATTATCATCGTCGGATCGGTAAACTCCCCCAAAGTACGGACAAGAGCCTTTGCCTTGGTTCCGGTTGCCTCGACTATAGCGGGTCTTACCTTCTGGTAGTAGTCGAAGTTTTCGCGGTAACGTTGGTATTCTCGCCTCCCCTCCGCCTCGGCCCCGGTTCCCCACAGTTTGTCCATTGCGGCGCCACCCAAGGTTTCTGCGAACCTCCAAAAATCGTGCCTGCCCAAGTCCCAAACGCCACGCTTTACGTCTTTCCACTCGGCCTTGCCCCCGACGACTTCTCCGACTGCTTTCTTCCCCTCGTCCAACATTGCGTTGGCTCCGGTCAGTATATTGGATGCGAAAGTCTTAGTGGCCTGCCACGCAGACCTCTTGTCTTTCTCCCTCTCCTCCGCCAACCATTCGTCGTAGGTCTGGGGGAGCATGGCAAGCTCTCGACTTAAAGCTTCATATTCGGCGTCCACCGGGCTTCCAAGACCATCAAATTCCGGCAAGCCTAGTTGTAGGTTTGTGGAACGAAGCTCCTTCGACAAGGCTTCGTATTCTTGATCGAGGTCGGGCATTTCACTTGGGGACGCCGAAACCCGTTCGGGGATCGACGCGCACTTCCGGCGGCTCTACTTCCTCTTCTTCAAATACCACCATCGGGATGGTCTTTCTTTCCGCCTGCCTTCGACCCCCTAAAGCATCTTTTCTTCTCTCTACCTCCGTCCTTAGCGCTTCAACTTCTTCAGGTGTGCGCCGCGAGGGGGAGGCATCATCAGTCGCCGAGGCTCCCGCAGCTTGCTCGTTTTCTCGGATATATTCCAAAGCGTCCTCTTCCGTTTTGAGAACGATACCTTTTCTGTAAGCTTCGCGTTGAGCGTTTACGGCATTCACGGCATCTTTATATTGCTTGCGGATAGTGTTTAGATTTTTAATCAACTGGCCCTCCGATTGAAACTGGTCGATTGCGCCAAGTGATGCGTTCAGTTGACTCAACTCTCGTTCCGAAACCTGACCCAAGGCGCCGCCCGTGGGAGACTCGTCCCTCATCTTCTGTAACCGGTCGAACCCTATCGAGGAAGTAATCGTCTGCAACGCCGCCTGCAAGTTTCTCGCAGGGGTTCCCCCGATACCCGACGTCATCTGTCCAATTGCCCCGGTAGTAGTGTAGCCTTTGGCTAGTTTAATGGCGTCATCTATCGCCGAAAGGGCGGCTTCCTTATAGACGGGGTCGGAGGGAGGTCTACTAAGTTGCTCTTGCTCTTGATCGAACTTTATTTGATCCCGCGTTTCCTTATTGGTTGCGATCTGATCCACTAGATTACGCCTATTGGCCTCTCGCTCCGCAATTGCCTCCGCCTTGAGTGCGTTGATTGCATCGAGTTGGAGCCGGGGATCGAGGTGTCGCTCGTCCACGATAGCTTTCGCTCTAGGTCGGAATCTTTCGGGGAGTCCCATTTCGGCGGGAGATAGAGTCGGATGCCGCATATTTTCCAACTCCTTGGCGCCGGCAGAGAATTGGTCGCCGATGACTTGCCGGTATTGCTCCGGGGTTATTTCTCTCCCCCCAATCCGTTGTAAAAACCTCGACATATCGGGAGCCATCCGCTCCGCTGCTTCCATGCTCCTCGCGAATGCCTGACCTTCTTTAGTGAGCGGCCCTTCCGGCCTAGTAGTCATGAAGTCCGCAAACTTCCACTTTTGGTTAAACTCCTCTATCTCCAATTCCCGATCTTCTTTCTCCCATTCCTGCTTATCCTGCAATGCCCGAAGGTTTGCGGCGCTGTACTGCCTCGCCATGTTTGCCTGAGCCATTTGAGCCTGCCTGAGAGCTTGCTGCTCCTGTAGGGTCTCGTTGGCTCGCTCGACCTCCATCCTCTTTACGAAGGCATTCAGGTCGTCGTAGGAAAGCGACTCGGCTGCGGCTTTGGAGATCCCGTATGCCTGGGCGATTGACTTGAGAGACTTTAGCTCGGTGAGTCTTTGCTTCTGGGCTTCGTTCTTGTCGATGGTTTGACCGACGAACTGACGGAAGTCCTGAAGCTTTGCCCGTGCAACGGGAATAGGTGATGCGAAAGGTATAGGTGCTTGTGCCATTATGATCCGAGTCCCACTAGTTTATCGATTGCCGCCTCCAAGGCCGTGGTCTTGTCCGCCAAGGTCTTTCTTCCTTGCCACCCAGCCAACTGCGTCTGCTGCTCCATTGCGGGGAAGCTAGAGAAGAAAGGCCCGGTCGGGTCCATCGGTTGGATCGACCCTACGGGCATCCTGCCGACGTTGGAAATGGCGAGCGGGTCGGCGCCTCTGGACATCTCAAAAAGGTGAGGCTGGTAAGCCTGTTTCCTACCGACGAACTGATGGGCCATCGAGGCTCCCTGTTGCTGGCGTTGCCGCTTGGCGGCTTCGGTTCCCAATAAAGCTTGTCCAAGCCCGTGAGTCGTCGCCTGCATGGACTTGTCGAGGTTGCCAAACAAATCCTGTCGGAGTTCTCGGTAGTATTCCGGGCTGTACTCGCCTTTCAGTTCATCTCCGATGTAACCTCGTAGTTGAACGTCCAGCGGATCGTCCTGAAGCTGGGTGGCATAAGCCAGAGCGGACGTCTGTTCGGGAGACATGAACGACGAGGCATCGTAAGTGTCGTAAAAATGTTTAGCTTCGGTCAGTCGGTCTCCCCGTCCCCGCTGCTCCAGGGCGAAGGGATTCGTCAGGTCGTTTATGACTTGTCCGGCGGCTGATCCTGAAGCCAGTTCGCTCCTGAGCCATGCCCCGAAGTCGGATTGACCGGATTGCTCGAAGGCGGCCCGGAGTTGTTCATTGTTCAGAAGGTCGGTTATCCCGTACTTCCCTGCATACTCGGCAATCTGACGATTAGCCTGAACTCCCGTGTCGGCTGCTACGTCGGAAAGTTCTCGATAGGTCTCGCCTGCCGATTGCGCTGCGGGTGGGTCGTCTTTGGCGAGGGCGGAGTAAATCAAGGCTGCTGCACCAACGTATTTCGCCCCAGCCTCTAGATTTTCCCTACTCAAGCCCTTACTCTTGGCATCCTCGACGGCGGCGTCTCGCACTTTCCCAGTTACGATTAGCTGTTTCCTTTCGGTCTCCACTTCCGCATCCAAAAAGGGTTGATTCTCACGGAGCCGTTCCCGTTCCTCCGGGTTGGCGGACGCAAGGAATGCCTGTCCATTTTCCCTCGCGGCTGTCTCCGCCGCCAAGTATTTCGCCTCTTGATCCTCAACTGCCTGTTGCGAAGAAGCGACCTTGTCGGCGACTTTTGTGACTTCCTCGGCGGGAGGCGCGCCGGAGGGTGTTCCGACTCCGGGGTACTGATGACCCTTCGCCGCCGCTTCGGCTTTCTTCCTCTTCTTCTCGGCTAAAGCCCTCTCGAGCCTAGACATATTTGAACTAAGATTACCGGAAGCGGCTTGCCCCGACCCTGTTCCACTCCCCGACCACCTTGTGGGTTCTGTTTCATATTGATTGGTCATCGCCTCGTTCCTCCCGTAAGTCCGTAAAATCTCCTCCTGTCATAACTGGTGCTTCCGAAAGTTCTTCGTGGCCCCGTCTCCAACTTGGGAGCCGGCTGGGAGGGGGCAAAAAATCTACTGGGTCCGGGGCCTCCAGCCTGAGTCTTCCTTATGGGGGTAGACTTAATGATCGGCGAGGCTTTCGCCTCATCTAGAACCCCACGAAGCTCCGCCAGCCTTTCGAGGGGCGTTAGCGCGGGTTGAGCGGGTGCGGGAGTGGTTACTGAAGCAGGCGGCATAGCAGGCTGGGTTCGGATCGGGTTCAACGGGTCCACGGGTTCTCCCGTCATGGCATCGTAAGTGCCATGTTCATCTGAGTAGGCCGTACCTATCCCCAAGTCGACGTAGTCGTCGTAGGACTTGATGTTGTGCATGGGCGTCTCACCCGTGTACGGATCGGTGGACATGATGTCCTGCATGAGGGCGTTCTCCTCCGCCTCGATTCGAGCGACGTCCTGACTTCCGGAAATCTCTTGGGACAAGTCCGCCAAAGCTGCTTCTCCTTCGGGCGTCTGCCGCAACTCACGAACCGTCATTCCCTTATAATCATGGAAAGTGGAGGCGGCTTGGAAGGAAGGCATATCTCCATGCTCCGGCAAACCCCGAAGGTATCCGATCTCTCCAAGCTGGTAATCCTCGGTAAGTTGGTTATTGAGAATCAAAGGTCTCAAGTAGTCTTTTAAAGCGGCTACCCTGTCGGCATACTCGCTCTCCCTAGCGGTAGACGAAAAGGGTGATTTGGCGGCTTCCTTAATTGTATGAAAAATTGTTTTGGGCATACCCCCCGTGACGGACAAGGCTTTCCCCGTTGGGACCGCTCCGGGTACTTTTCGGATAAGCTTGTTGGTCCCTTCGATTAAAGGGTCCACGACCTTGCCCACGGTTGCTCCCGTCACCTTACCGGCCCCCTTGGCTAAGTATCTCAGCGGATCATAATCCCCTGCCCCTGCCTTATCCATTGCCCAGCTTGCCAAAGACCACGGGCCGGCGGCTGAGTAAACGGCTCCAGAGGCGAAAGTCCCGCTGTCGGGGATTTTTCCCTGAAAGAAATTACCTGCCTCTGTCAACCCGCGTGAGATGTTTGAAACTTCCCCAACGGTCTGGACTTTTTTGTGAATATTCTGCGCGCGTTTCGCTTTCTCCAGCGTGGATTCCATTTCCTCAATGGTGGCCCCGCCGTCCATCAACACATTTAGAACCTCTTGGTTTACTTTTTCCAAGTTTCTATTGTCTAGTAAGCCGCCAACCGCAGCGCCAGCGTCAAGAATCGAAGGCCCATCACTATTCAGGGCCGCTCTGGAAGCGCTTTGGAGGTTAGTTGCCATTCTTCAATGCCTCCACTTCGGCGGATAATTCCTGTACTGCCTTTATGAGAATAGAAATGAATTGATCGTACCGAAGGCCGAGTCCTTCTCCACCGGCATTGACCGAGGTATCGACGTAGCCTGCGAAATCGACGTCGCCCAAGGCTTCCTTTACCTCCTGGGCGATCAGTCCGTAATGAGTGCGGGAGTGACTGGTTGCGGGTTGAACGACTCTATCTTCCTCAGTCCCGTTGGGGAGAGTTACTTTCTCGGTCTTCTCCTCGACGTCCTTAAATTTGAACTTGCGAGGAAGGAGTCGCTTGATGAACTCGAGGCCCAAGTCGGTATCCTCGATATCTTCCTTGGCGTCCCTGTCGGAGGTGTTGATTGAACCCGTCCCGGCATACACTACGGCATACCTCTTTGATGCCGAACCTAGGTCGCATGAATTATCCGACCCGGATCGGATCACGGTTAGGTTGGCGTCACCTATGACCGCTTCATTCGATGCCGCCGTTTGGGCATTGTAGCCTAAGGCCGTGGAGTTAGTGTATGCCGCCGATCCGCTGGTCGTGTTCGCCCCCGATCCGAGTGCGGTATTCTGGGCGGCGGTCACGTAGTATCCTGCGAAATCTCCCACGAAGGTGTTATCGTCTCCGGTCGAGTTAGTGTAGCCTGCTTGGTTTCCGACTAAGGTGCAATTGGTGGCTGTGGAATTAGTGTAGCCTGCGGCGTATCCAAGAGCGGTGTTGTCGTTCGGAGTCGTCTGACTCGTCAGGGCATTCACCCCAAGGGCGGTATTGGAATATCCGGTCGTATTCGATTGCAAAGCCCCGGAACCTATCGCCGTGTTGTAGCTTCCTTCGGTACCTGTCGTATATTCGGCATTTTTCAGGGACTCATATCCGACTGCCGTGTTTTTAGTCACTACTCTACTGGCATCCTCCATCGCAGACTTCCCGACTGCCACGCATTTGTCCGGGTTTTCGCATGAGTGGCCCGCCAGCGACCCGATGAGGACGTTGTCGTCTCCGTTTCCGTTGGAGTATCCGGCTTGATAGCCGAGATTGACGTTATCGTTTGCGGCGGCGGTCTGGGCATAGGCCGCTTGATGACCGACTGCCGTAGAGTTCGACCCAGTATTCTGAGCCGTAAGAGCCTGCTTGCCCACCGCCACGTTTCCGGTGCCGCTCGAAATGCTCGCCAATGCGTTGCTTCCGACTGCCGTGTTGTCGGCGCTTTGAGTAAGTCCTATTCCTCCGAGGAGGTTGGAAACCGCCACTTTTCGGAGGATGTCGGTCCCGCTGACGTCCTGTATTAGGAGAAAGTCATCGCTCGCTACAGAAGTCTCCTCGGTTTGACCGCCTATGGCTCCCGTACTTTCGGAGGTTCCGAGGGTGGCGTTGTCCACCAAGTTGTTCAGGTCGTTGTGGTCAACCGATTGACCTGAAGAAAATGTCGTTCCCTTTGAAAGTTGTCCCATAGCTATGCGTAGTTAAATCGTTGCCTTGATGATTCGTGACCCTCGACGGTCACGTCACGAAGTTCCCATCGACCTGCGGGGGTGGCCCCGTTGTCAATGGTAAGTTGAATCCCGTTCCCTCGGCTTCTGACGCCAAGGCGGCGGAAGTCTTCCTCCAGGGCGGAAGTGGTAAATTCTCCAAGTTCGACGGTTCCCGAATCGGGTTCCCTTGTGTTTGCCTGTACCCGAAACTTAGTTGAGGAAGTGGTCTTTACCGTGCTGGATACGGAAGCCAGTTTCCAACTCTTGACGGAGGCGGGGTTTTTGGCTCGGTAAACCCTTGTGACTGCCTTGGCGTCCACGCCGATGGACATGTCCACCCCGTTGCCGTACTCGTCGAGTCCATCGGAGTTTTCCTCCAGAAGCAAAGCCTTGCCCGAATCACAAATGGCCACGACCCGCTGCCGGTTGTTGTATATGACCCGGATCAAGTTGTCGACGTAGACGCTGGAGTGAAAGGTATCCACGCTCTCCCACGCGTTTAGCACTAGGTTGAAGACGTAAATCTTGTCGTTGCCTGAAGCTGAAGTCGGAACCGCTAGAAAGTAGCGATTGTCGCTTACGACTGCGCAAGCCGGAGCTATCCCCGAAGTCAGCCCCGCCGCAGTCGTGAAATCGATGTCGGCGATCTTATCCTCGATGTCCGCTGAAATGGGGTCGTCGGTAATCTGGAGATAGGCCAACGGGGTGCCGACCTTGCTCGTTCCACGGACTCCTGCATTGACTGAGTAAACTCCGGAGTCCGAGAGGAAGAAAAGAAGTCCGCCGACGTGTTGAACGGTGTTTCTGGCGACTACTCCGAACTGGTTGGTAACCTCGCTCTGGACGTAGTCGGCGCCGCTCAAATCATCGATGGAAGTGAGGACGTGAAGCCCTCGCCTCTTCCCGACCAGCAAAGCCGCTCCCTCCAGAGAGGTGAGGCTTTGTATGACGTCGGAATTTCCGGGATCAATTTCGATCCGATTGGCTCGGTCGAAGGTGGAGGGGTCAAGGATATCCGAAAAACGAATCTGATCTCTACCGCTTGGAACGCACAGCCTGTTGGCTGAGTAAATGGCGAAGGTCGCCGGAGGTATGGTGGAAGTCTCGGCGGGTTTGTCGAAGGTTCCCGTCTCGGCAGAAAGTCCCGAACCGTCATAGACCATAGGATATTGACCGAGGGTGACGTTGAGCGTAAAGGGTAAGCTCGGCGCTGCCGTCCTCCAGATATAAAGGCTATGAAAAGCCTGCATAATGGAGCATCCTGCGGCGGCTCCCGAACTTGAGCCGTCATATTCAACACCTGAAAAAAGGATGGTTTTCTTAGTCCCGTCCGCCGGGTTTACGAAGTAGGCCCGGTCGGAAGCTACGAGGACGATCCATTCGTTCCCCGCTTCAGGGTCACGGTAGAAAGTGGATGCGAGTATGGTCGCTCCCAAGACGTCGGTATCGTCGGTGAGGCGTTTTGTGCCTTTCCTAATTTGGGCCGTGTGATTCTCAAGCCTCAAGTTCTCCGACTCGGACAGGAAGTTTTCTGGCAAGGATGCGGGATCTCTGAACGAACCGAAGCCCAGGAAAGCCCGGTCGCCGTCCATAACAGGCGGGTCATCGAGGTTTCCATACGAGCGATAACTACTCATTTGCTGACGGCCTGAACGATCTTTATGGAGAGATAAATGCAGGTAAGCGCCCCGGCGATAATGCCGAGAATGTCCGACCATTGGCTTAGGCCGATGGTGGCGACAGTCCCGCCAATCCCCGTAAGTGATACTCGATCTATCATTTGATTAGTTCCAGAATGCCGATGACAACGACGATTACGCCTAACCAGCACAACGCCTTCCCACGCCTCGAAAGCCCTAAATAGTAGTCGGAAAGTAGTTTTAAATTCTTCATTTTTTAACCGGTTTGAAAGGTGAACGAGTTAGTTTCTCCGCCTCCGATTTGCTGCATTGTCTTGCCACGAAGATCGGGACCAAGAGGTAAAGTCCGAGACAGCAGGCCGCTACGGTTAGGATTTTCTTAATGGTGGAGGTAAACTCATCAAACCCGGTTTGATGGGTTTGGAGTCCTTGCTGGACTAAAGCCGTAACGTCGCCGTGACTCAAAGCCTCGATGGTTTCCTTGGCTTGCTTGACCTCGGCGTTTCCCTTTACGACTTCTCCGGCCAAGGCTCCGCCTCCGCCTGCCAATCCGATTGCCAATGGTCCCGCCCCCAAGGCACCTGCCGTTGCAGCCCCTGCGGTGGCTCCCAAGGTCGGATACCATTGCTTCATGGAGCAACCTGAAGAGAAGAAGGCTATGGTGAGGATTAGTTTCATCACCAATCGCCTGTCCCGCTGCCGTAGCAAAGCCCGACGTCGCTATCGGTAAGAGCTACGTCGTAAAAACGCGCATCGTCAATCCTTCCGGGCCAAGGCCATTCATGAAGGCCACCGGAGCCGGCGAGGGGTTTCTTCTCGACCCCCACGTAAAGACCATTTGCCTCTTGATCTTCGAGGTCTCCGGTTACAGTCGCGTCTCCCAAGTCCACTCCATCCCAATAAAGGGTGACCGTATTCGACGAGGAGGTATACACCATCATAACATGGTGCCACGTGTTAAGCGTTGGCGAAATGGATTGTGAGTACGCGCTGCTTAGGATATCAGTCGTCCCGTCTTGGGCGAAAAAGTTAAGTGTCGGAGAGGCGCCGCTAATATCGTCCACCCTCACGCACCAGTTCCCGGTTGCCTGCGAATAGCCTCCCGTCGAACATATGGCTTGGTTTGCGGTAGCGGGAGATGGACTGTCCCAGTAAACCCACATCCCTATCGAAAAATCGGAGGCGGTGGGATATGACGCATGGCCCGGCACTATGACGTTTCGGTAGCCGTTCCCGAATGCGAAAGATTTATTGTTTATTCCTGCAAGTCCCGTAACTGCGTTGCAGGTGGCAACGTTCCCGGTGCTGGTCGAATCGGCGGCTCCACTCACCGCCACACTATCATCGAACTTCCACCAGCCTACTAGGTCCGACTGTCGGGTCACGCTACTCGCCGCCCCCGCGCTTTGATAACATAAATAGAGTTGAGCGCTCCCCGAACTTAACTTTATGTAATCGAAGCGTCCAAAAATCACGTCGCCTTTATTGAACGTTTCCGTAGGGGTTCCATCCATATTTCCCGTTAGGGTGCCAATCACCGAATCGCTCAAAAACTGAACGGCGAAGAAGTTCGCAGTAGTTCCCGCCGTAGTAATGTATTCGGAGCCATTCCCTCCGGATAAATCATATATGCTTACTTGACTCATACTTCCGGAGTTTGGAACCATGAGCGATCCCACGCCTCCAAGCTGGGTGATGAAAAGAGGTGGTCGGTAGAGTCCGACCGGTCAGTCTCAATCGGCAGGACGTACTTCCCAAAGTCAGCGTGATCGGGATTGTCAGTCTGAAGATCGACGTCGACGGTATAGTTGTTGCCGACGTGATCCCTGCAAAGTTGAAGCGCTTCTCGATAGTCGTCGAGGTCGGTGAACAAAACTGCATGTGTGGTAGCCATTAGAAATCGGTGTGGGAATTGCCGCCGGACGTCAGTTGATACTTATTGTCTAACTGATCTAAAACGACGTTCAACTCAGAGGTGCTTAACTGGCTATCCCAAAGGATGACTTCATAGATGTCGCCATCCGTTCGAATCGATCCAGATTTTCGAGTGCCGAGGTGTTTATAATCGAGCGTCGAAACGGCACTCCACGTCCGACTATCCAGTTCGGTGCCGCCATCTCGTTCGTACATCTTTAGGACGTCCGAGGAGTCTCGCATTTGCCATGCGAAATCAAACGACGTGAGGTCGTTGCTGAATCCGGTGACGGAAAACGCCGCAAATTCGTACAAACCGAGGCTGGTGTAGTAACCCCAGTAGTAATTATACGTGGTGCTATCTGTCGAAATGGGTATGTAGCTGCTACTCGTGGAAGCGCGCTTGCCGACTACCACCAGCGTGAAATCGTCACTAACGGAACCCCCGGTGGCGATATCCATTAAGTCTCCGCCGTCCCACTCTAGGTATGGCCTAGAGTTCTGACCCGACGAACGGTAGGTAGGCTGGTTCGAGGAAGAAGTTTGCGTGGCGTCATACCCATTTCCGGAACGATCCTCCCACTCGTCGCACGCATCGCCATCGGATAATCCCGTTATACGATAGGCATCAAAGTGGAGGACGGGCGTGGAACTGATTACGTAGTTCGTTCCTGAAGCCGGAGTACCGGAGGGATACGCCAGATCGTCGGCGCCTAGGCCGGGTGGGGACGTGGAAGCGGAGGAGCCGACCCTCCCAACGCCAAGGGAAATATTTGAGACCCCGAGTGGCATCTTAGCTGTTTTTGTATAGGAGAGCGGTGCCGGAAATGGTGATCGCGGAGAAGCGCCCGTAGATAACGTCTCCTTTCGAGAAGGTCTCCGTAGGAGTGCCTTCCATGTTCCCGGTGATCGACGTAATGGTCGTGTCGCTCAGAAATTGAATGGCGAAAAAGTCGCCCGTTGCAGCCGTACTCGATATGTATTTGGAGCCGTTGCCCCCGCTGAGATTATATACGCTTACTTGACTCATATTTTTATGTGGTTTGAGAGATTTTCAAAGTAGGCCAAGGCGATTGATATTGCCCGACGACTACTTTGTTTTGCTGTTGAAGTCGTTCCGCCCGGTCGATCTCCCGAAGCAGGTATTCCTCCGCACGCGCCTCCTCGACGACTGCCTTTTCATTCATCCCTCCTGAGCGGTAATAGTCAGCTAGTCCGGCTGCGAGAAGGTAATGCTCGAAAATAGCCGGAACCGTTGTGCCGAGGGATGTTGGAGGTACTTGCGAGCCGAAAACGTAAACCGTGGTCTCTGTCGTGTCAGGCGGCAAAACCAGATAGAAGTTAATAAGAGAAAAATCGATCCTCCGCGCGGACGGCTCCTCGTATGGGGGCTTGTCGAACACGGCATAAACGTCGAAAAGATCGGTGGCGGAGTCGATTATAACCGCTCTATCCGCTTTAAGGGTTGAAACGTCTACCGCCGCAACGGTCTTTGGGACAATCCACGTCAATTCAGGCCACTTCGCTCGCGTCCATGCGCTGCGTATGCGAGCTAAGAGAGACCTTTTGAAGGCGTCCGTTTCGGCAGTCAGAATCGCCGTGTCGGGGGCGACTCCAATCGCTGAAATGAAGCGATCCTCCATCTCGCTGTAAGCTACAGTCCGCACGTCAGTCTAGCCTGCATTCGGGATTGTCACGGCGTAGTTCACGCATGTAGGTCGGGTCCGAGGTACTGCCCGGATTTTCCTGCTCATGACGAATAAGCATCTCGGCATCGTAGACCGCCACAGGTCGGAAGTCCTTGCTTCCCTTTATCCGTTCGGCGGCTTTCCTGGCCTCACGTGCGCGCGACTTATAATTATGTTTGTGACGGGCGACGTCCCGTTCGATCTTTCGGGCGAGGACTTCTCCCACGTCGCCTGCCGAAACTTCTCCCCCGCCCTTTTTTACGATTATGTTCAAACTCATTTTCTGAAAGTTAAAAAGGAGGCCGGCCCCCCATGTAAGACCGACCTCCGAATCCCAATCCTAAACTAACTAAACTATCGAACCTAGCGCGCGGGGGTTTGCCACGCAGAGAGTAAGCATTGCCTCCACGAAGGCTCTTGGGCCTCCGGCGAGGTCGGGCAGGTTCTCGGAAGTGATCGACTCGAGGAACTTCAGCTGGACGGTATCGTCGCCCGGAATCAAGTAAGCTCGATTCGAGTTAAGCGTGCCTTCGGCGGTATCCGGGGATGATGCGCTGCCATTTACGCGACCTAGGAATAAATCAGGTATGACCTTGATGAGACCATAGTCACTCACGAACTCCACAACGCTCAGGCGAAGCTTTCCGCCTCCCACGTCCTGCTCGAAGTTGTAAGCGGCGTTGCTGACCGCAGCCCTCGAGAAGTCGGTGACCGCATTGACGACGGCGGGGCCGCTGAAAAGACGGTAATCGGTCTTCGAGCCACTTGCCTCGTAAACGGCCTGGATGACGCTGCGGAGGTTGGCCTCGGTGAGAGTCCCTGCCGAGGTGAAGTCGTAACGACTGTTCGTGACCGAACTCATAGTTACCTTCGCGGCGGAGTTAAAGGTGTTCCCACTTGTTGACGACAACGGCTCCGTCCACGTTCCGAGGCCCGCAAGGGTCGCAGCCGTGCCGGACGCTCCGGCGACTTGATCGTTTCCTCCGCCGATTGCCGTCTCGATGTCGCGCTTCAACTCGATAAGGCTTTTGGCCTTGGAGGCGGCGAGGAGATTTTCCCCGGGGGCCACGTCGATGAGTTGAGCTTGTCGTGAGACCGCATAAGCCCTGCGGATGGTCTGGACGCGATTGCCGAATCGGACGCGAGCGTTGATCTGGTCCGTGAAGTCCGTACTAGCGGCCCCAAATGTAAGATCGAGCGCGTCCTCCACGCCACCAATCTCGGGATCTGAAAGTGTATCCGTGAGCCACTCGTTGAGTACGGCCTTGGGCGCGGCGCCTTGTTTAAGTGTCGCGTATAAAGGCGTCGTTTGTGGTTCGACCACACGTAAAAGGTTTTCTAGGTTTTCCCTAGCCCCCTGCACGCTGGTTACGTTGTATGAAGTTGCTACAGCCACTTGTTTTTTCCTCCTAATGTATATGATTTAAATTTAATCCGCTAGATACGCGGTCAACTGATCGACGGTTACGTTGCTACCTCCGAGGATCGCATCCTTTCGTTTTTTCTGACGTTGCTTCGAGGTTGCCGCCGGGACTGCCGCATCTCCCTCCGAGGTCGGAGGTGGCGACTTGGCCTTCGCCTTTGTCTTCGGCTTTTGAGCCGCAGCTTGGTCCGCTTTGATTGCCTCGACTCCTCGAGCCAACGTGGCGGCTACGAAATCGGCGTTTGGTAAGCTTTCCAAAAGAGATGCGTACTGGACTCCGTTCCTAATGCTTACGAAAGTCTCGTACATTTCTCCTTCCTGTTCCACCAACCAAGGAAAGGTGGAGGAGGTGTCCTCGTCCCATCTCTGCTTCTGTTGGAGAAACTGCGCTCTTTGAGGGATTTTCTCGCTGAGGTAGTCTTCCGCCTGAGTCAGGATGTTACGAATTTCGTCTCCTTCGTATTCCTTGCCGTCCGCTTCGACGTAGTCCTTTCCAACGTGCATCAATGCCCATCTCTTGGCGGCTAGAGCTTCCTGCCTTAATTTATTAAGGCTCTGGAAATCCTTAACGTCGTCCAAGTCCGGTTGCCCGGTCGGTTCGGCCTGCGTTTCCACCGGCTGCGACTTGAGGTCGTGAATCTCGGCTTTCATGGCTTCCGCCGCCTCTTCGGCTGCTTTCGCCCTAGCAGTCAATTTATTGACTTGCTTCAAAAGCTTCCCCACGGCCTTCGGAGGTTCGTCCTCCACCGCTTCGGATTCAGCTTCCTCGCTCGCATCGTCTAAATGAGAAAGATCGCTTTCCTGTTCCTCCGCCGCTTCTACGGGTTCGGGTGTCGAGTCCTCCGCCGCCTCGGTTTCGGTTGGCTCGCTTTCCGGAGATTCTTCCACTCGCTCCGCAAAGGAAGCGGCGAGGTCGTCCACGGTCAGGTTGCCGTCAGGTGTTTCGTCTGCTCCCGTAATTTCGCCCGGAGCCTCGGCGATAGTATCTTCTGCCATATCTGCGTTTTCCGTGAGTTCGCACTCTCACTACGGCTTGCGCCGCCGGTTTTGATAGTAGCAGAATTGGAGTCGGATATACTCTACAGTCAAAAGCGGAACCCTAGCCCAGCAGATGAAATGCATGGCGATATGACTCGAATCTTCCCCTCGAGTTGGGGTTGGCCGGGTAAAGCTTGATCGAGCTAACGTTGCCGATCTCGGCCCGTGGAATGACGTACCAGCTACGGACGTCGGGGTAGTCGACGTATGCAGCCAGAAAATCAACCTGGCCCAAAGGCTTTTTCCTCCCCGAACCTCGATTTAGGGTGATGGCCCAACGGTTGCTTGGATCGAGGCTTCGGGTGCCTTTGACCTGACAAGTACGGAGCAAGCCTCCCTTCGACTCGACTATTACGTCGTAGCCGAGATAATCGCCTTCGGGAACGGATACGTTGAACCCTCTGTTCAGGCACTCGGTCCTGAAGAGAGACTCGTAGTAAGTTCCTCGAACCTTGTTTTCGGCTGGTTCATCCATCTTCTTTGGGGTCAAAATCCGGGTCGAATCCCAAAACCGGCTCTTCCGCCCAACCATCCACGGCTTGGTCGGCGATTTCGTAAATGACGTCCGTGTCGAGGTCGGACTCTTCCACCCAGCGGTTTAATAAAATCCGGACTTCCCGCGCCAGTTTTTCATGCGGGGTCAGGGACATTCGACAGTTCGTTGAAAGATCGTAAAAGCCTGTCCAGAGCGGCGATTTCGCCACCCAATCGAGCGAGGCGTTGGGGGTTGTCCAGAAGCTCGTAGTCCTGAAAATCGGACAGGGCCGAGTCGCGTTCGGTCTCGAGGTGTCCCAACACGGCCTCCCATGCAGGCAACCCGGACAGGTGGGGTATGGCTTCCCGAAGAGTCATGCCGCGCTGGCGGGGACGTTTCCGGGGGCGGCGCCTAACTGACCGATCAAAGCGTTGCGTTGTTGCTGCTGCTGAAATTCCAACTGCTGGACGTAGCCCTGAAGTCGGGCTGCAAACTTCTCATCCTGCTGGAGTCTGGACTGAACGTCCTCGGCGGGGATCTCCTCGGTGCCTTGGACGTATTGCTGGATGACCTGAAGCCTCAACTGCGAGTTCGACTCTTTCGGAGCGTTCACGACCTGACCGGAGTAAATCTTCGCCAAGTCCTGCGAGGTCTCTATGATTTCCTTCGAGGTCGCCTCCTGTTGAGGCATGATGAGCTTGCTCGCCAAGTTCGGATCAACTGCCTCGAGAAAGGTCCGCAAGAACTGATCGTAGCGGGCCTGGCCTTGCCGATCATACTGGGCTAAAATGGTGCCAACGGTCTCCAGCTTCTTCAACACCTTCTCCTCATCGGCGTTCTGGCTGTTCCACGCTAGGTTGAAGTCGTAGACGTCGGAGGTCTCGTCGAGCAGTAATTGAACTCCCTGCTCGTTGCCGCTGACTCGAAACCAGATTTCGGGTCCGCCGTACATCCGCTCGAGCGACCATACTTGGCTCAAGACTTGTTTCCACCCGTCCAGCCAGACGTTCACCAGATTCTGCCTGACGATTCCCGCATCCACCGCATTTTCGGGATCGGTTGCCCTGCCCGTCATGCGATCAGCCAAGGCTCGAAGCTCCAGTTCGACTCCCATGCTGGCGGGGGATTGGCGAGGGATCTCCATGTAGCCGACCTCTCCTCTTCTACGCACGGGAACCTGCGCTCCCGGCCCAAGCTTCTCGGGTCGCCTCCCGACCATGTATTCGACAGGGGGAACGGTGGACAGGCTGGCCCGATCCCTTCGAGCGTCCATTTCGGCCTTAACGGCATCTTGGTAAGATTTGAGCAAGTAGGGATAGCCTCGAGTGTCGAGGAGCCTGCGGGACAAGTGTTCTCTGGTGATTGCCACGAAAGGATAATGACCGGGATCGTATTGACTTGGACCATGCTTCCCGTAGCCGTCCACTCCTGGGCAAAATACGGTAGTCGAGCAAATGGGAACCCCGTCCTCGTCCAACTCCTTTCGATAAGCCGTGATCACCTGCGTCAATCCCTCGAAGGACTCACGCATTGGTTCCTCTAGGTCGTAGCGGTTCGACAGGTCGAGCGGCTGATTGGCCTTCTCGACGCAAGCGTCCACGAAGTCGTCGTCCCAGCCCTCGGTAAAGACTTTCTCTCGAAGGGCTTCCGGGCTGTAGTAATGCACGCAATAAATCGCTCTCGCCGACTGAAGATCCAAGACGTTCGAGTCGAGGATTACGTCCCGTCCGAGTTCATAGGCCCGAACGGCGGGGCGGTTCATGGTAACTTTTTCCTGCGGAACGTCGGCAACGCCTTCCTCCCGCAACGCCTTTAGCATCTTGTTGAGGCGCTTCTTCTTCAGGTTCGGGAACACTCCCGCCAGTACGTCGATCACGCCTTCCTTCAAATCCGGGTCTTGGATGGCGGTAGCCAGTTCGGGCGACTGAGAGGCTATATCCTCCAAGCTGATCGGCTGGTAAGTCCTCCGAACTTCACGCTTCCAATAAACCCCCAAGACGCAAAGTCCCTGCTCGAGCAAATAGTTGGCTGCGACTCCCGCCTCCCGCTGCAATTCAATCATGGAGTCCATCCTCCACCGCATGAAGTCAGTTACCGTCTTGGCAGTAGAAATGTCCCCGCTTTCCACGGGAGCGGCAATCAGGTTGGCCTTGTTCAGGCTGCTTTTGAGGAGGGCCACGTCGCCGTCGATCAATGGAGATACGAGGTTAGGCTCCAGGTCGGAGGCGCCGTCCCAAGGAAAAGCCTCGGGGCCGGACTTCCTGCCCTCCCTCGTCTTTCCGGGCCATTCGTTTCGGCGAACGTCCCTCGCTTCCTCCGCCAAATCCAGCCAGAAACCCAGGTTGTTCCTACAGCGTTGGAAGTCGTGAACGAGGTCGTCCACGTTCGGTTCGTCCATATCGAATTTCTGTACCTTTTCTTCGTCCATAACAGCCCCCTACCTTATCATAATTTTCTTAACTTTACTCATGACCTCCGACTCCATCCTGCGGAAGGTCTCGAAACCTATTCCCGTATACTCCGCCACTTCGGTCAGCGTAAACGACCTCGGTGGCCTGTCCTCCTCCATCGCCAGCAACGCCTCCTCCACGACCATGTCACGCAAAAGCGCGTCCACCCTCCGATCCCGCTCGTCAGGCGATTCGGTAAAGAGACTCCCCACGATCTACCAGCCGGACCCTGACTTTTGCGTTCGGACGCCAGTTCAGCCCCGCCCGGACGACCAGCTTTCCCCGCTCCGCAGTCCCACGATTGTCGCCGAAATAGATGGCGACGAGGCGCGGGTTGGGGTAGGGGCGGAGGATGCGGGCCTCGCGCACGCTTCCCTCTTCCAGCTTTGCAGGCTCAGGCGGCGAGGCGGACGACTCCTTCACGATCTTCTGCACCGTGGGATACGACGAGCCAACGGCCTTCGCAATCTTCTTCAGCGACATCCCGTCCTCCCTCAAGGCGAGGATTCTGTCGCGCTTTTCCTTACTTGTCTTTGCTCCCATAAATTCACTATCTCTTCGCGTTGGTCCGCCATGTCGAAAATTCCCGTGCGGCAAGTGCAGCAAAAAGCGACCGGAATGATTCCAATATATCCGCGAGTTACGATCTCAGCTTCATCATCAAGTTCAACCTCGCATATAGTGCATTCCTTCACGTCCATAGCGTCCAAGCTCATGCCAATCTACCCTCCCCTCGTCATCAATAGCCGCCCGTCCCGGTTGCGACGAAAGACGTCTCGTCCAGGTGTTCGTAATTACCCACCGCAAAGTAGCGGCAGCAATCGACCAAGTCCTTGGCCGGGTGCTTCAAGTCGCCCGTCTCGTATTCCTGCATACAGGCTACGAGGTTCTGACATTCACTCGAAAACATGAGCTTGGGGTGGTTTTCGAGGCCCATAGGCTCGGAAGGATTCCATGCCAACAGGTTGTTTATGGCCTGAAGACCCGTGTCGATGTCCAAGGCTTCCGCAGGGTAGACGACCACGTCTTCGTCCGCGAGGTCGTCGATGATGTTGCTGCTGCCCTCGGCCTTCTGATAGGAAGCCGCTCCCAATCGAGGGTCGATTATCCGCAGGCAATCCCTGCCTTTCTCGAGGCGGCGGATGACTTCCACGTAGTCCAGAATGCCGTAACCGTTCGGTTGAGCCGCCTCACCGGGTCGCCCCTTGTCCCCCTTGCTCATGTCCATCCACGGGCCGAAGGTATCGAAGTCGGGGAACTCCGAGACTGCCCAAGCGACCCCGTGAGCGTCGATGCCGAACAAGACCATCGTCCACGGCTTCGCCCCGGCGGGGTCGATGCTCAATATCCACGTGGCGGGGTTTTGCTTCGGATCGGTCAGGATAGGTACGTCGGAAGGATCGACCAAGTTCCGGTCGCCAAGCTGCGGAAATACCGTTTTCGAGGCTTTGGTCGGCACCCCGTAACCTCGGCAAAGAATAACGTCGCGCTTCTCCCCCTCCAGTTGACGCCGCATCGCCTCGTAGCCGCCGAACGGGTTTTCGGCGATGTGGAAGTAGACGACACTCGAGGCTTTGCGAAGGGGTTGCTGGACGAGGGGAACCCGTTCGCCACCCAATAACTCGGCAGGCGTGTCCTCCACCGTTCGGGCGCCGGTGAGGAGAGACTTTACCACCGGGTTCCAGCCGTCCACCGCAGTAAAGGTAATTATGCCCTTGGCGGACCTCGTCAAATTTCTGTACCGGATGGTCTCCAACCACGGGAGCGGAATTAGCTCGTCGGCCCAGAAGCCTATATTGTGGGTTCCCTTGGCTGGGGCGGCGGGTGACCCTATCTCGCCTCCCTCGATGGTCGAGATGTCCTGAGACCAGTTTCGGAATATCGCCTCGCTTTTGTTCGGCAGGCTGAACTTCGAGGCCGTGAATCCGTTTCTTAAACTATATACGACGTATCCGACTTTTCCGCGCCCTAAGCTTTTAAACTCTTTCGGCAAATACTTAAAAACGAGTTTCTGTTGGAACTGTATACTGTTTGCGCTCGTTTCAGTTAAACACCATATGATCGTTCCGGGGTTTTCGACCAGACATTGCACAACCCGTTTCGCAGCCCATTCGGATTTGCCGGCTCGGTTCGATCCCATTACGAGGATCTCCTCATGCGAGGACAACTGCTCGTCGGCCCTCGCCCAGGTCGATAGCTCGAACCCATGCCTGAACGGATCGTCCTTCTCGTTCTCGATGGCCTTCTCGCGGGTGTTGAAATAGTCGAAGACCTTTTCCGCAGGCAGGGACTTCATTTCGCTCTCGGTGAGAGGCGGTAGGGCGGGATGCGGTGTCCACTTCAGAGCCATCGCCGTCGATTATAACAGACTTAGGGCGAGGGGGCAACCTGCCCATTTGCCAAAATTTTTATATGCGGCACAATCGGTTGCGGTCCCGGCGGGGCCGCAAATCCACCCCCCCTCCCCCCCCCTAAACAGAGCGTACAATTTTCTTGAAGGGCATCTATATTTCCCTAAGTAGCTGGTAACCAACAAAAGTTACTTCGCAGAAGAGGGATTATGTCTAATTGGGGGTTGCGGTTTTCCTTTTGAGAATTTATTCTCATCCACCTACACCG